GCGCGCGACGTGGCTCTGCACGTGGGGCTCATGCTGGGAAAACGCCAAGCGACTGGCGAAGAGCCCTCGCAATCTTAGCGGAGCGCCTTCACTGGTCGCCTGACGCGCTGCTCGACCTGACCATGGACGATGTGCGCTGGTGGCTCGACACCATCGGAGAAGGATCCGACAGTGAGTGACGACCTCGAAGCGAACATCGTCATCCGCATCCTCGATGCCTTCACCGGCCCGCTGCGCAAGCTCGACGCCGGGCTCGGCACGACAGAGGAGCGAGCCAAGAAGCTCAAGGACGCGTTCTCGCTCTCGGCCGACCTGAACCAATCGGCCGAAGCGATGGGCCGCTTTGCCAACGGCCTGATCGGTCCGATGAAGTACGCGGTCGACGAGTTCCGCGGCTTCGAAAAAGAGATGTCCAAGGTGTCCGCCCTCTCGGGCGAGATCGGCACCGAGGGCTTTGCCAAGATGCGCGAGCAGGCCCTCGAGCTGGGCGCCGCCACCGCCTACTCGAGCGAGGAGGCCGCGCAGGCCATGGCCGCCTATGCGCAGGCCGGCCGCACAGTGAACGAGATCTTGGCCGTCACGCCGCTCACGCTCGCCGCAGCCAAGGCAAACGGCACGGGCCTCGCGGAGACGGCCGCCATAATCGGTCGCGCGCCAGGCAGGCATGTCGCTCGAGCTAACCACTGCATTCATGGGCAAGATGCGCGACGCGGGGCTCGAGGCTTCCGCCGTCGGCACGGGCCTGCGCGCCACCATCGCGCGCCTGCTCGACCCGAGCAAAGAAGCGACGAAGGCGTTCGCCTCGCTGGGCATTCATTCCAAGCAGCTCGCCGAGCTGCAGAAGCTCGCGGCGAACGGCAAGGCCGACGAGGCCCTGCGCCGCATCGGCACCGCCGCCGAGAAGCTGCCGAACGAGCAGCGCATGAAGCTGCTTTCGCAGATCTTCGGGCTCGAGGCTTCGACCGCTGCAAACGTGGCGATCACCGCGTCCATGGACGTGAGCGACAAGGGGCTGCGCGCGCTCGAGCAGCAGCTCATGAAGTCCTCGGGCAGCGCCGAGCGCCTGGCCAGCGTCATGGGCGACAACCTCGACGGCTCTCTGGAGCGCGCAAGCGGCGCGGTCAGTGGGCTCGCGACCAAGGTCGGCGAGCTGCTCAAGCCTACAGTCGAAGGCGGCGCCAAATCCGTCGAGAGCCTCGCGGGCTCGATCAACAAGTGGGTCAACGAGAACCCGCGCGCAGCCAAGGCCGCGCTCGAGCTCACTGCGAGCGTGGCCGGCCTGGCGCTCGTCATGAAGGGCGGGCTCCTGACCGTCGCTGCGTACACGACCGCGACCGCATCGCTCGGCAAGACCTACGCTTTCATGAGCGGCTCACTCATCGGGCGCATGGGTCTCGTGGCCGCGGCCGGCGCAGCCGGCTACGCGATCGGGACCTGGGTCAACGACACGTTCGACCTGGCCAACAAGATCAGCGCAGCGCTCGGCAGAGAGGGGCCGAAGCAAAACCAGAAGCGCGGCATGCAGGCCGACTCCATTGAGGAGTACGCGAACGGTGCGCAGATCGACGCGCTCGGCAACGTGCTCAAGCTCGGCACCAAGAAGGGGCAGCCGAAAGAGATCGCCGACGCGCGCGCGGCCGGCGCGAAGACTCCGGAGGAGATCAGCAACTTCGTGCGCCAGGGCCGCGCCGACCGGAACCGTGACACCTACGCGGGCGCGCGCGCGAACGGAAACCTTCTGCGCACGGAGGCCTTCAACGCGGTGACCGGCCGCGTCGAGCAACCGATGGCCAGCAAGGAAACACTCCAGGCGATTCGCGAGCAAACCGCCCAGGTGGTCGAGGGGCTCAAGAAGAACGAGGAGACCAATCGCAAGCTGCTGGATCACCATCTGCGTACGCGTCGGCCGCCGGGATCAGGCGGCCCTGCGCTCGGCGGAACGGGGGGCTTCTAATGGGGTGGAGAGACCGACTCCAGCGCGCGAGCTTCAAGGGCGCCGACTTCTGGGTCGAGGAGCTTGCGACCCGCAAGGGTCGGCGCACTCCGATCCGAAAGCTCGCCGGCCGCGATGGCTCCGTGCAGCAGGACCTCGGCGAGGAGCCGCACGAGTTCGACATCACCGCCTACCTGTTCGGCGAGGACTACGACCTCGACCGCGACGACCTCGAGCAGAAGCTGACCGAGAAAGGGCCCGCCGCGCTCTGCCTGCCCACGCGCGGGGAGCTTTGGGTGCGTGTCGTCCGCGGTCCCGACACGAACGAGCGCAGGACCGAAGGGGGTTACTGCACCATTCGCTTTGGCGTCGTGCTCGAGGACCGCGACTCTGGCTCGCTGCGCTCGCGACCCGACACGGCCAGCGATCTCAAGGTGAAAGCGGCAACCCTGCGCACCGTCGCAGCCGCGGACCTCAAGGCGACCTACGACACAACGAGCCTGCCGGACAAGTACCTGCGCACCACGCGCGACGCGATCGGCACGGTGACCAGCACGCTGCGCGTGGCCCAGCGCAACATCCAGGGCGCGCTCGCCGTGGTCGACAACGTCACCAGCGCGATCAACGAGCTCGATAACGCTGTCAACGTCGTCATGTCTTCGCCGTCGCTGTTGGCCACGACGCTGGTGGATCTGGTGGGCTCCGTGCTGCAGCTCGCTGACACCGCGATCGACAACATCGATCGCACCACAGGATTGGCGAAGCTGCTCGAGTCGCCCTACGAGCAATCGGCTTCCGTGCGCGCGACCGCCGCAGCTGCCGGACGCTTTCAAGGCCTCGGCTCGACCGCGGGCGAGGGCGGCGAGAGCGACCTCTCACAGCGCGCCGCCGAAAACACGCGCTCAGTCTTTCGGCTCACACGCGCTGCCGCGCTGGCGACGCAGGCCGAGACGTACGCCGCGGCGCCGTTCGATTCGTCGACGCTGGCGATCGCGGTGCTCGTAGCGATGCGCGGGGAGATCGACGCGCTCGGACAGTACGGCGCAAGCGACGACCTCTACCAGAGCCTGGCTGACCTGCGCGCAGCCGCGGCCGCGCATCTCCTGCGCTCGGCAGCCAGCCTGCCCGAGGCGATCGAATACACGCCGAAGCGAGAGCTTCCCGCGCTGCTCATCGCCCACGACCTCTACGCCGACGCGCGGCAGGAGGCAGAGATCGTTTCGCGTAACCGGGTGCCGCATCCCTGCTTTGTGTTCGGCACGCTCGAGGTCATCGCCCCATGAAGTTCGAGCTACGCGTGAATGGCGACGTGTTCGAGGGCTTCGAATCGGGGACCGTGCAGCTCACTATGGAAGAGGCCGCCAACAACTTCGACGTTGAGTATGTGGCCGACGGCAAGCAGCTCGGCTCGCGCGCCATCTTCGCGGGCGACGAGTGCCAGGTCGCCATCGAAGATGACGTGGTGATCGAAGGCTACGTGGACACCACCGACGACGAAGACCAAGCGGACGTGGTGCGCCTGCGTGCATCCGGACGCTCGCGCGCCGCAGACCTGATCGACTGCGCCGCGGTGCGCAATCCGGGGAGCTGGGCGAACGCGACGCTCGATCAGATCGCCACCGACCTGTGCAAAGACTTCGGGGTTGCCTGCTTTGTCGAGGGAAACCCCGGCGCGAAGTTCCCGAGCTTCGCCGTGCAGAAGGGCGAGAGCGCCTACGAGACGATCGCGCGCGCGGCCATCAAGCGAGGCTTTCAGGTCTACAGCGTGGGAGGCGACCTCGTGATCGCGCGCGCTGGCAACTCGCGCACCAGCACCGTGCTCGAGCGCGGCGTGAACCTCGTGCGCTCGGCGCGCTCGGACTCCTGGTATGGCCGCTTCTCCGACTACATCTTTCGCGGGCAGGCGCGCGCAACGGACAACAACTGGGGAAAGAACGCGTCGCAGCTGCAGCACAAGGTGGTCGACAGCGCGATCAACCGCTTCCGCCCGACGCTCGTGCATGCCGAGGCGCACGACATCCTCGACCTGAAGTCGCGCGCCACGCTTGAGCGCAACATCCGCGCAGGGAAGGGCGAGCGCATCTCTGCGCTGGTCGAAGGCTGGACGACCGACGAGGGCAAGGTCTGGCGGCCGAACACCCTCGTGCAGTTCAAGAACCCGGTGCTCGGCATCGACGCCACCGTGCTCATTGCCGTCGTGCGCCTGCGCTTTGCCGCGAACCAGCCGCGCGAAACCGAGCTTGAGATGGCGCGGCCCGAGGCGTTCAGCATGGACACCTATCCCGTGGTCGGGCGAGGAGACACATGGAAATAGCTGCAATCCGAATGCTGCGCGCGCGCGTCGACAGCATGATCACGCGCGCCGTGATCTCCCGCGTGAACGACGCGCTCAAGACTCAGCGCCTCCAGCTGCAAATCCTGGCCGACGAGACGGTCGACGACGTCGAGCACATGCAGCCGTACGGCTTGAGCTTCGTGCCGCCTGATGGCTCGGAGGCCATCGCGCTCGCGGTCTCGGGCGCGCGCAGCCACACCGTTGCGATCTGCGCGCAGCATCCTGGCGATCGGCCGAAGGGGAAAGCAGCGAAGACGGGCGGGCTCTACACCTCGGGCCAGTGGCGCCTCTTCATCGACGCGGATGGGATCGTGCACCTGGGCGCCGAGAGCGGTGCCGAGTTTGTGGCGCTCGCGCAGAAGGTGCTCGATGGGTTCAATGCCGTGAAAGCTGACCTCGACGGCTTCAAGGCTAAGTTTGACAGCCATACGCATGCGGGCGCTTTCGGCGGTACCGGCTCCGCCGCCGCGCTGACGACCCCCCCCGCAAGCGCCCCGGTCGGTACGCCGCTGATCGTGTTCCCCAGTCCGCACACGCCGGCCAGCGTCGCCGCCACGAAGGTCAAGGCCACGTAGCGCCTGGTGACGTCGACAACGTCACACGCCAAGCCGAAACCTGCGGGACGTGATCGGCGTCTTCTACGACAGCGCGCGCAGAGCAGGCGACTTTCGCTACGCCAGCGGCACGCTGATCGGCGAGGGCTTCGACTACGAAACAGTCATCCTCAACGCCCTCTTGCTCGATGCGCCCGCGAAGCCGGGGGACGTGCTCCCTCCTGGCACCCCGCCAAGTGGCTACTGGGCGGACGTCTTCTTTCCCGGCACGGTCACAGGCTCGCGCCTCTGGTTGCTGCGCAACGCGGTGCCGAACGAAGCGAACGCGGCGCGCGCGAAGGCCTACGCAGACGAGGCAGTCCGGCCGCTGATCTCCGCGGGCTACCTGCGCAAGGTCGAGGTCATCACGGAGATCAAGAAGAACGCCATCTGGCTTGAAGCGAAGGCGTTCCCCATGACGGGCAAACCGAAGGCGCTCGGCCTCGTGAGAGTGACCTGATGGGATACGCCCGGCCCAGCCTCCGCACTCTGCTCGCGCGCGTGATCGGCGACGTCTCTTCGCGCACGGAAGGCTCGGCGTACGTCGACGATGCGCCGGAGCGGTTCCTTGCGATCAGCACCGCGGGAGTCGCGCACGGCTTGCACGGCCACCTCGAATGGAACGCGAAGCAACTGCTCCCGACGACGGCCGACGAGGCCGGGCTCGCCGACTGGGGCAACATGCTCGAGGTCGAGCGCAACCCCGCAACCAAGGCCACTGGGCCCGCGACGTTCACGGGCACCAACGGCACCGTGCTGCCGGTCGGCACGTCGCTGAAGGCGCCCGACGATTCGCTCTACACCGTGAAGGTCGGCGCCACCGTGGCATCGAGCAGCGTTGTCGTCACTGTCGAAGCGAACGTCGCAGGCGCTGCTGGCAACCTCGACAACGGCGCGCAG